GATTACCCCGATTTGCAAGTTACATCTGCCTATTTGGCTAAAGAAGCTATTTCCATCAGTTTTGATGGCGATACCTCTTTGCTGATTGGCACTTTGACTGGCGCTGTCACTTCACCCGAACCCTATACATACGGCACAGTGACCATCCACTTGCTGCGTACTCAGGATTTGGCGAATGCGTTCAAAAACCAAATTGAAGTTAATACGACAATGGGTTCTGTGAATATCATTGGTGATTCAACTGCTTTGGATAACTTCCAACTCGAAAACTGCATTTTGATGAGCTTGCAAGAAATCACTTTTGACGGCAACCAGGCTGGCCTGATTGTTCGTCTGCGTGGCGTCTACAACATCAATAGCGATCTGTTCGCAGACTCTTAAGCCTATAATGGCGAAACCCCAGAAAGCGGTCAGGCTTTTTGGGGTTTCTAATCAATTGACAACAGAGGTGTCGCATGACTTCTAAGATTTTAATCAATAAGCGCCTGAACTTGGTAGTGTCTACCGAAGTATCTATTGGGCCAATTCGCATTCATTCGGTTCCAGTCAGTCGTGATGTCTTTGAGACATTCTATGAAGAGCTGGGCGAAGTCTTCACAAAATCGTTTGGTGAGAGCAGCAGTGCCCACATGGCGCTATCGGCTCCACAATTGGCCTATGCTGCATTGAAAAAGTCTTCTAAAGCCAAGGGTACATGGGACACGGTTAAAAGCGGTTTAATTAATGAGATTGTGCGTTTAAGCAATGTGGCATTTATCGGCAATAAAGGTTGGGAATCCTTGCCGATGGATATTGCTGTAAAGCGTGGCATCTTGGACGAGGATGCAGAAAGCGAGGTGCTTTCTGCTCTCATTTTTTTTACGGCAATTACTTTTGTTTCTCCGAAAAGCATGGCGCAGGGTTTCTTGGACATGGCGTCAGCTTTAAGGAGCTGGGAACTTACTTTGTCCAATTTTACGGAATTCAAAAATGGATTGCCGACATTGACCGAGGAAGAGATTTTGGTGACGACAACATCATCGCGTGTGCCCTCAGTTACTTAACAGATGAGGGGTTCAAAGACTTTATGTCGGAGAACGGTGGTGAGTGGATGGATGTCCATGAATTTAGGCAAAGGCATCTTATCAGCGCATTGAAATCTAGGGCTTTCATTTAACAGCGATGACCCCTAAAATCAAGATATGGCAAACACCACACCCATTATCACGATTGATGTCAATGATGATGCCTTTAAGGCGTTCCAAGCATCATTTGATAAGTTCAAAAAGGTTGTTGATAACTTCTCTAGCAGCTTCAAAGCTGTCGGTGACGCTGCGGCAAAAGCTGTTGATACAGCTACATCTGCTGTAGAAAAGGCTGCTGAGAAGTCTGCAAATGCCAAAGTGTCTGCCGAGCAACGTGCAGCAGACAAGATCAACAAGATCAATGAAGCAAAAGCGCAGAAGGATTTTCAGCGTCAGTTGCGTAACCTGCAAAAAATGCAGGATGCTGAAGTCAAAGCCGAGCAAAAACGCCTAGAGACTTCAAAGAAGAACTTAGAAGCTGCCAACAAAAAGCGAATTAACCAAGAGCAATCAGAAGAAGAAAAGATTGCCCGTCAGAAAAAAGACCTGTTTAAGAAGGTTTTGGGCGACAACTTGGTTAGCTTTTATGACTTTGCGTCCAAGGTCAAAGATGTTGGGATGAGTACCGTTGGTGCTGCCCTAGGTACGGCAGCACTGGCAATTGCTGGATTTGAGTCTGCTGGTCCATTGGCTGCATTGAGAAAGCAGTCTGGCGGTGCTGGTGTGGCCGCTGGCAACTTTTTGTCTTTTGGCCCATCGTTTGAACGGTTCTTGAACGATCCTTCTGGCACTCTGCAAGGCATTGCTAATATGCAGTTGAACCTTGCACAACGGGGTCAACTGCAAGCACTGACAGGTCTGACTGGGGCGCAAATACAAAACAGGTCGGCAGATCAGTTGGCTCCAGATGTGTTGAGAGCCATTCAGCGCCGCTATCAAGAAAATCCTAGTTTGCAGTATGCCCAAGCGTTTGGCATCGACAAATTGGTGAGCGAGGATGAGCGCCGCCGAATTGGCACAATGAGCAAATCTGAGCTGGAATCCTCAATCATCAGCAGCCAGCAACAGGGCGCATTTAACCGAATCAACCCTGATTCCTTGAAATCTTGGACCGATCTCTATCAAGCCATTCAAGAGGCCAGTGCGGCAGGTAAGGCATTGATGGGGTCTATGGGTGCTTTGGCTGATGTATTGGGATTTGTAACCAAGGCATTTACCGAAGCATTCCAAGTGCTAAAGTTCATCGTTGATAAATTATCCATTCCATTTAGCCAATGGTTCTCATCACCATCAAAAGACACGCCTCAGACCAATGCGGCCAATGTTGGCGGTCAATCGGCTGGTGGAGCGCCAGGTACTGGTACTGCTGCTGACAGGCGCAATAACCCAGGCAATTTGAGGAATGTTGGCGGCAGAGGGTTCCAGCAGTTTGGTTCTACTGAAGAGGGCTTTAGGGCTATGGCCCATCAGCTTCAGTTGTACGGCCAAAGACATAATGACACCCTTCAAGGCATAATTTCCAAATGGGCACCCAGCAGCGAAAACAATACGGCTGCATATATTGCCAATGTTGCCAAGAAAACAGGGTTCTCCTCGACTGAGCATTTGAATTTGAATGATCCAACTGTGCTGTCCAAATTGATGGTTGCAATGGCGCAGCAAGAGGGAACAAAGAATAAATATACGCCTGAGGGAGTTAAGTTGATGATTCAAAATAACACAGGCGGCAGCGCAGTTGTTTCTGCAAGTGCGATGGGAGCTTCATAATGGTTACGACAGGCTTAAGCACTTTTCAGCAGCTCTATGAACTCAGTCCAATTTTCTTGGTGGGTGGAGTTGCTGGCAGCGGCGAACCCATACCAATTACTCAAATCTTACAAAATGGTGTGACGCCAAATAATCCCAATGACTATTTTGCTCACTTCAAACCATTACCTGGTGGGACCATTGAGTCTTGGGGTGTTGCTCAATATCCATTAGCAGCTCTGACAACTGCGGCCAATGCCGTGGTCCAGCAACCTATTTCCATCAGCCTGTTGATGCAATGTCCAGCACAAAATGTTGCTGGGAATAATTACTACAACAAGCTGTCCATCATTTCTTCGCTTAAAAGCACTTTGGACAATCACATCTTGCAGGGTGGTTGGTTCAGTGTATATACACCTGCTTTTGTTTATTCTGGATGCCTTTTGACATCATTGAAGGACGTTTCTGGCGCTGAAAACAAACAAGTCCAGTTGATGTATCAGTGGGATTTTGTTCAGCCTTTGATTACTGAAGAACAAGCGGCTACGACTCAAACAGCGTTCATGAACAAGGTTACTCAAGGATTTAAAGTCATTGGTCAGCCAGCATACTCTGGAGCGCAATGATGACTACTTATGTAACCTTTGTTGAAAGACCAAATCAGAATTTCCAATTTTCAGCAAATTTGGACAATGCGACTTATACGCTGATTGTTACTTGGAATTTGTTTGGTCAACGGTACTACCTGACTTGCTACACGTTGCAGGGAAATGTTGTATTCAATGTTCCATTGATTGCTTCACCTGACGATTACAACATTAATTTGGCAGCAGGATATTTTAAAACTTCAATTGTTTTTAGGGCCAGCACACAGAATTTTGAGGTGGGCTGATGCGGTATTACAACTTAATGATCACAGATGCCGCATCTGGGGCATTGATCAAACAATACACCAGCACCTCAAATGGAACGCCAAGCGGCACTAATAATGGTGCTGCTTTAAATATTGAATTTGATTTGCCCGTGGCGTCTTATGACGCCCCAATGGGTAACTCTTATGTTCGAGTTTGGGGAATTCCTTTTGCTGACATTTCTCAATCGGCCAACTTTACAAATCAAAACATTACGCTTGAAATTGGTTTGACGGCTGGTCTTCCATTGGCAAATCCAAGTCAAGCCGGATTGGTACTGTCTGGCACGGTGTTTCAGGCTTTTGGCAATTGGCAGGGTACGCTTTTGACCTTGGATTTGATCATTGCGCCAGCGACTGGAACTCCGGCCAATCCAGTTAACTTGAGCTTTAATTGGCCCAAGAATACCCAGTTGTCTAAAGCCATAGCCCAGTCTTTATCCACAGCTTATCCAACTTATCAACAGAGCATCAACATCAGTTCAGAGTTGGTTTATACCGAAGACCAAAATGGGTTCTATGCCGACTTGAACCAGTTCGGCAATTATTTGTTTCAGACTTCTAAGAATATCATCAAGACCCAAGGTTATGCTGGCGTTAGGTTGTCTGTTCAAAATAATGTGATCACGGTGACTGATAACAGCAACGCTGGCGCTAGTACCAGCACCAGCACGGGAGCTGCTGTTAGTTCTGCGCCGATCACATTGAGCTTAAATGACTTCATGTCGCAACCGACATGGATTGACATTGCCACGGTTCAAATTGATTTGGTGGCAAGGCATGATTTGTCTTTGGGCCAAGTGGTCAATTTGCCTAAATTTATTGCATCTAGCACCCAAGCATCATTCTCGCCATTTAGAAATGATTCTGCTTTTACGGGTACTGGGACCATCATCCAAATTCGTCATGTGGGCAATTTGCGTCAACTTGATGGTGATAGCTGGAAGACGGTTGTTAACGTCTTAACTGGAGTTTGAGATGAGTGGCGGTAATGTAACCAAGACCCCTTTTGCTCAAACAATGAATACTTTTGCCCAGCGAAAGGTTCAGGACAATTTACAGCAACAGGGCCAAGTATTGCCTTGTTCAGTGGTTGCTGTTTTGCATAACGGCACGGCTGTCACTGTTGCCTTCCAAGTTGATCAGAGTTTGGGGTATACCATCCCGCAGGTCACAATGCCTGTGGCAATTTCAAAATACGTTCGTATTCCAATTCAAGTTGGCGACACAGGAATTGCTTTGTCGGCCAGTACCAGGTTGGGTGGTATTTCTGGACTTGGATCAGGATTGGCTCCATTAAACACGCCCAGCAATTTGGGCGCTTTGGTGTTTATGCCAATCAGCAATATTGGCTGGTCATCCATCGACTCTACAGCCGTTGTCATCAGTTCTGCTCATGGTCAGTCTGTCGTGACGATCAGCGATACTCAAGTCAGTTTGGTGCAAGGTTCCACATCAATTGTTTTGTCTGGCGGTAACGTCAACATCAACGGCACACTTATTATTAATGGACAACCATATTTGTCTCACAAACATACTGGCGTTAAAG